TTTAGGTTGATCTAATAACTCTGGGAAATATTTTTGTTTATGTAGTTTAAGTTTATACTTAGCTAAATTTAATTGATGAATCATTTCACTTGCGTTTTGAGGATAGCTTGTATCTACTTTGTAATTCCAAAATTTAACTGCTTCCCTTAAATCCCATAATCTTGTTAATGGTGTCATAAAGTTTGTTTTTTCTTGGTAAATAATTTAGTTACTTCTTTATCGGCTAATTCTTGATTCAATGTGTAAAGTTCAGCCAATTCGTTTGTGCTAATGCATAAATCAATAGCTAACTCCAAATCATCAAGATTATCGTGCGTTTTAATATAGGCTGGTTTTTCATCACTTTGCGCCATTTCATCACCTGTATAAAGTCCGCTTAAATCTTGTGGAAATGCACGGCGGAGGCAAACCGCTTCGCACACCTTTTGTATCATCACAATCGGCATACGATTCCATAATCCCATTGGTTTACCTTCTTTATCCCTTTGCACATATTCATCAAAATATACTACTGATGTTGCAGCTTCATAACGAATATCGCCTCTAAACTTAAAGACTGTTATTTTACAAGATTCAACTTCCCCATTTTCCTTAAAGGTTAAAGTTGGTTCGCTTTGCCCACCATAGTTTCCGCTACGTTCAGCGATTACTCGGAATCCATCAATGCTGGTTTGAATGGTCATTTTTTTAGACCATCCGTTTTGCGTTTTTACATTACGATGGATGCAATAAATCTGCCTTGATAATGCATCAAGTCCTGTTCTTTGTGCTTGATAAAGAAATAGCTTTAGTTCATCAACTGTTGCCTCTGGAGCAATCTGCGATTTTACTAACTCTACTTGATCTTTCGTGTACGAAAGTTGTGGCTTTTTAGCCAGTTGTTGTTCGTTCATATTGGTTGGTTTTAGAGTTTAAAATTAACTACTTTGGTGTTAATAACCAAATTAAATAAGCACATTTAAGTTGAAAACATCCTTTTTTATGGTATCATCAAACTTATTTGACAATTGACCCCTAATCTTTTGGATTGAGTGTAAAACTGTTGTCCTATCCCTATTGAAGATTTGTGCTATTTCTTCGCCATTTAATTCGGTTTTTTCCTTAGTTAAGTACATAGTCATTTGCCTTGCCAATGTAACTTCCTCGCCTCTATATTTGGACATCATTTGTCCATATTTAATTTGATAGTAATTACATACTTTTTCGGCTATTTCAACCGCATACTCCTTTTGTTGTTCTTTGTCCATTCTTGTTGTTTTTATGTTTAAATGTTTGTCTAATAAATCCTTTAATTGATTTATCTCTTGCTTTAGTTTTTTGTTCTTATCTCGCAAAACCTCTATTTCAAGTTCTGCCATATATGTCTTGTGTACTTCTCTCATAATAATTCTATTTCTTGCTTAACATCTTCCCAATATTCAATGCTAATTTGATTAAATGCCTTTTTATCTTTTATTATCTCATCTACTGCTATTAATGCACATTGTTTAGCTTCTTTAGAAACTATTTGTTCTTGACTATGCATTTTAAAATATAATTCTTTTGCTTTTTCTTTTGGTGTCATATTAAAAATGTAAAAGGTTAATTGGCAACATAAAGTCTTCCGTTAATGTATAAAGGTCTAAGATTAGATAATGGTAGCTTTTAAGGATTCTGCGCTGGATATCATTCATCCTTGCAATCTTTATTAGTAAATCTTCTTCGCTAATCATTGTCCTTGTGTCATCCAAACCTCGCCTCCATTCAGCAAGATCAGCCTCAAATAGATTTTGCCTTCCCTGTGCTTGTTTTAGCAGTTCCAGTAGGATTGTTGCTCTTTTGTGCAACTTCAGTTGTTTCTCTTGATATATTAGTTTGCTCATATTGTTTTAGGATTTTATAAACCAACTTACTTAATGTTATGCCTTTAGAGTCAGCTTCGGTTTGTAGGTTAGTCTTGATTTGGTTGGTTACTAATGTTGTTATTAGGGTTTTCATAGATTTCTTTTATGCCTTCGGCTAATTCCTTACAGGCGGTTACTGTTTCTTTTACATAGCCACTTGGCATTGTCTTTAATTTAGTTTCTAATGTGTAAATAAAGGTTTCAATTGCGTTCATAAATTAGTTTTTATAGGTTTTGTTATAATAGTCCATACCACCTTCAAATTCAAAAGATTCATCTCTTTTGCCGTTCCAAACGTTAATTTCGCCATTATCAAAGGCATTTCTTAAATCAGCTTTTTCCATTGGTAAATATTTATCTTCAATAGTTTTTGCTAATTGTTCTGGAAGGAATGTAAAGGTGTGAGCAGTTTTAATATACTCTAATAGTAATTGCATTGGTGTTTTCATAGTTAAATGTTTTGAAGGATTGCGGTAATTAAAAATGCCACGCATACAATGATAAATGCGTAAATAGGTTTGATGCTTTCAGCTTTGTAGCGTTCGTTTGCTTTCTCTTGTGGAGTTTTTAGTCTGTTCATATTTATTGGTTTTGGTTTTTAATAAGTCTTACTTCATATCCTAAGTTTAAATACATTTCCATTTTAGATTGTATTAAATCTATTGAATAGGATTCAGCTGGAATTAATATTGTAAGCCATCTATCAGTTGTTCCTTTTTTGTAAATTTCAAATACTCGTTTCATATTGGTTGTTTTGGTTTATTTTGATAATACTATTAAATACATTCCTACATTATGTATTTTATAGCCATTTTTTAATAATGAAATTGCTTTATTAATTTCATTTGTTTTTGTTAAATCTAAAGTAACTGTTTTCATATTGGTTGTTTTGGTTTAAAATAATTTTGATTCAGCCCATTTAGTTGCTTTTTTTAAAGAACTAAAATTTTTAGATTGTAATACTTGTTGTTCACCTTGATAAATTTGTACATACATTGCAATAAAAGAAGACATATTAGCTTTAATGTTTACTGCTTTTGTTCCTGTGTTGTTTTTAATAATTGTCATATTGGTTTGTTTTTGTTTTGTTTTACAAATATAGTTAATAAACTTATAACTTTGTTCTTTTTTAATGTTTTTTTTTAATTATTTTGCAATATATTGTAAACCAATAAGTTATGGTATATAAATTTTTTATAATATTATAGTTTTAGCATAAAAAAACCACCCTAATAAGACTAAAAGGGTGGCTAAACCTAAGTTCTCCAATATGAATTGCAAATATATATAAAAAACCCCACCTTTTTAGGGGTGAGGAACTATGAACGAACAACTATTTAGAACCATCTTGCAATGGTGTATCATTAGAATTATCAACCATTCGGTATCCTTGTTGCCAAAGAACCTTACATAAAGTTACGCTTTTCTCAATAATTGCATCTTCATCATCCATTGGATTGAGTATATGTAAGCACTCGTGCAACAAGATTTCAAGCTGCTTCTTGCCTTTTAGCCGTGAGTCAATATAAACTACACCATCACTTTCAGCAATGCCGTGAGCCTGTTCCCTACCTAATTTGCGATATATAACTTTAATCTTCATCTTTTAATAAAGCTAAATCTGGTCTGTCTATTTCTTTAAATATAAGTTTCTCACCACCTCTTATCTTGCCTAATGTTAATTTGATTTCTTGCTCTAAGTTGTGCAGTTCAATTAGTTTAGTAACTAACCATTGCTCTTGTTGTATTGGTGTCAATTTTGCAAAGTTTTTAGGGTATCTCATATTAGAAAATTTTGTTTTTATATATTCTTTTATTTTGCACCGAGTAGTAACCTTCAACATCTTTTTCTAATATAGCAAACCCTTGTGAGTAATTATCAACGTGCTTACAATATTCCACGTTAGGATGCATCAAATGTCCAGTTGTCCAGCAAGTAAATACTTCTTCATCAAATTGATTCTTGGTTGTGTAAGATTGCACTTGATGAACGTGCGAAGCTATTGCCGACTGCTTAACTCTATCATATAAAGTTTTAGCTGGATTTACACCACTTCCCCTTCTAAATGTAGTATCGCCGTGAATGATAGGTAATTTGCCAAACTTAACGTGGTCTATATTTTTAATTGGAATAATGTTAAAAGTATTTAGCATTAAGATTTCCTCAATGTCAAACTTACCGCTTAACCCTAATAATTCTGGTGCTTTGGTTCTCATATACCTTTCATACCTAAATTCGTGATTCGCATCTAAGTTGTAATAAATCGGAATCAAAGGGAATGATGCTCTTATAAATCCAAGCATCTCAATTATTGCCTCGTATTCCTCATCAAACTTTCTAACCCTTGGGTCTTTCTGGAAATCGCTTAATTGGTAAAAGTCAACCAAATCACCATTGATAAATAATGAATCAATCTTTTGTTCCTGTAAGTATTTAAAGCAAACCTCAATAGCTTTAGGGTCGTGGAATGGCACTTGTAAATCACTTATAAAACCCATCTTCTTAATTCCTATTGGCAAACAGTAAACAATCTTTTCCTCAACCCAAGTTGGCGGTTGCACAAAGTTTGAAGCAGTGCGTTTAAAATCTTCTATAAATTGTTTGTTAGTTCCTTTTACACTTTTAGTTTCGCCTGTCTTACCCCTGTAATATCTAACTAAATATCTAACGTTTTCTTGATTGTCAAAGTGTGCTGATTGCTCCTTCATAATTAAAGAAGCTAAAGTGTTAGAAGGCATCCATTGAGGATATTTAGCTAAATAGTCCAAAACTATTTGACCACTCATTGTGGTTTTGCTTCCGCCTTTTTTTGTTGTTGCCATAGGTTTTGTTTTATGCGATACTATTTAGAATCAAGTCTGCTTCTTCTTCCCTACGCTTGACCAAGCCATCAAGTCCTACATTTTCCCAAAGTCTTTTAGACCTTTCTATTTGGTCAGCTATGCCCTCGTAATCAGCTTTTGCCACAAGATTAACTATTGCCCTCATTTCCTTTCGCCTATCGCCATCTAACTTATTGCCTCTGTTATAAATCATTGAAACCAACGCACCTCTTGTGTCCTCGTTTAAGGTGTCAAGTTCTGGATAAATAGCCTTTGTCAAAGCGTAATACTTAGGTAGCGACTTATTAACGAATACATCGTAAGCAAAATTGTACGGAATCCTAACTTGCAGTATTTCGCCACGCATCATTGATTTAACCGCTTCTCCTTTTATCCCTACCACTTTTCTTAACGCATTAATAAAGTTTAAATTTAAGCCATCCCAGTCGCTAAAGAACTGCTTTTCGGTTACATAACCAAGATCATAGCCGAGACCTATCGTACATCCGCTATCACCTCCAGCCCAAATAGGCTTTTGGTATCTTTTTTCATACACGGCTCTGCCTCCAACCTCGTGCTTAATTATCATTTCAATTGCCTTTTTGGATATCATATTACTTGATTTATAAAGTAAACTAATCCAATTACCCACAATACAAAACCAATTGCAAATGCTCTTTTTTCGTTGTTTTCCATTATTTACTGAATTTATCAATAGTTGTTAAACCTGCAAATGCCATACTCATATAAAATACTAAATCCCCTAAATGGTCGCTTTTAGTAATTACAAAAGTTGTATATAGACAAATAGCACCAATAAAAGCTAAAATCCTTTTGTGGCTCATAGCACCAACTTCATCACTAAACATTGAAATAATAAACTTTTTCATATTAAAACTTTTTATAGTAACCGAAAGAATATCCGTTCATTGTTGCCGTTGCCGTATATAAAGTGTTTTTAGCCGTTTTAAGAGCAATTGAACCTCCTATCCCAATTTGTCCGTTTGAGTGCTTTAAATCGCCTATAAATCCCAAATAAAGCTGATTCTTTGACTTTGGCTCTATTAATTTGGTAATTGTTATGGTCGGAAGGTTAAAATTGGCACTAAAACCTCTGCCTTGTATCTTGTTTTGACTGATTGTATCTTGAATGTATGCGTATCCAATAGAATCTATGCGCATAGTATCGGAATAAACCTTTACTTGGTTATAATCCTTAACGATTGTAATTGTGTCCTTAATTGTGTCTATTAGGTAAATAGTGTCTAAAACTACAAAAGGGATTGAATTTCCCTTTATAAACTTAGTAAAAGTTTTCTGTTGGTAAACTGTATCAGTTAAGATTACAGGTTCACTTTTGGTGTATCGTGCATCACTACCGATGAAAAAGATTAGAACCGCCACTAATAGAACGATTACTATCTCTTTCATTACTTAAATCTTTTGGTAGCCTTAATGTAATATCTTGCTGCTAAAATACCAGAAACAATAGCAATCAAACTCGCTAATAAAGAAACTATGGGTTGCACATTTGCAACACTAATAAATGCGGATGTTCCGCTAACAATAGTTAATAAGTCCGATTGATTGCTATTATGTACCATTACGCTTCAGTTGTTTCTTGTGGTGGATTTTGTTCTGCATTTAACTTACCTAAGAACTGCAATAATGGTAAACCATACGCAGTTGGGATAGTGTTAATAAACGCTTCTAATTCCTTGATTTGTTCTTGATTGATTGTTATCATAGTTTTTATTTTATATACAAATATAGTTAAATATTCAATTAAATAGCTTCTTCTTGTATTTTTAACCCGCGATATTTGCCGATATTGCAATCCGACTTAAAGCCAATATCTAACTATTGGCTTTTTTTATCTCATCATTTGCCCAATTAACAAGCATAATTAAAATATCTAATTTGCTTTCTTTGGCTAATATGTGATATTCAGGCATAACCTTAAATATTTCACCTTTAAAATCTAATTCTCCTTTCTCGTTTACAATAATTGTGTTGTTCATAGTTTTTAAGCGTATTTATATCTATTTAATTTATGCCTTGTTCCATTTAATCTTCCAATAAGAGTTACTTTATTCATTCCTAATAAGTTAGCTAATTCAGTAGCCGAATCATAAAATACACCAGTTTCTATGTCTAAAACAACTTTTTTATGAACGCTTACGTTTAGTCCGTATTTATAAGCGTGTAATTGATTCTCGCTATTATTACACCATTCTAAATTAGATACATCATTATTTAACTTATTGCAGTCTTTATGGTTTACCTGTGTTTTACCTTCTATTTTTTCAATAAAGGATTCAGCTATTAATCTATGTAGCTTGTAAGTTTTAGATTTACCATTAAAAGACAAGCCAACTCTATAATAACCATTTTCAATAATAGGCTTTAAGAACTTTTTACTTTTATTAGAGTAAACTTGTCCATTAGAATGGATAGTGTAAATGCCTAATTTTTTTGTCATATTAGTTTAATTTAGACTCTAAAGTTACGATTTTAGCCTCTAATTCTTGAATGCTTTTTATTAAAAGTGGAATAAATTGGTCATATCTTAAACCCTTTGTATCTGTTTCTTCATCGTGTATGAATCCACCAAAATCTTTACCATCTAATAATTCTTCAACCTCTTGAGCAATTAAACCATAATGTGTTCTTTTCCCTTCTCTTGGAACTATAACAGATTCGGTTTTTTCATTACCTTCTTCATCTAATATAGGGTTACCTTCTTCATCTTTAACAACTTCACTTGTTACTATATTTTGACCAACTTTCCATTTAAAAGAAACAGGTCTTAATTTACTAATAAAATCTAATCCTAAATCAGCATCAATAATATCCTTCTTTTCTCTTTCATCCGATGTTTGTATTGTTCCGTTTGCTGCCCATACTGCTGACCATCTTGCTCCACTAACACCTAATGAAAAAGCATTATCTGATCCTGGCTGAGTGTCTCCAGCCGATGTGATTCTCATTCGTTCGGTATCGTTGGTAATAAACCTTAAATAATGGTTAGTAGTTGTACCTACTAATGAACCTGAACCATCATATCCAAGAAATGTTCTTACTCCACCATCAATTTGAGTAATATAACCACCACTAACTTGTAAACGTTGACCAATATCTGTTGTAGTTCCTATTAATACATTACCACCACCAACACACATTGTTAGATTACCAGTATTATCATTATTAAATTGTAACACACCACTACCATTTGACTTAATATGCAAATTTTGGTTTGTAGTAGTAGGATATATAGTTGTCCTTGTGGCTTTATTAAAATATAAATCACCACCTCCTTGAATATCATTTGAGAATGTAGCAGCACCATTGGACTTAGATAATTTAAAATTATCATAACCGCTTTCATTATAAATTACATAATCGTTTGATGAAAGATTTTCTCTCATCCCAACAAACCATTGTTGTACTCCAGCAGTTTGATAACCTATACCATTGTAATTTGTTACTGCATCTCTATTAATTGCAAGACCTCTTATATTTGAATTAATTGTAACGAGACCACTAAACGTAGCACTTGTAGCTGCAATAGAAGATGAGAATGTAGCAGCACCGTTAGAGGCAATTGTAAGTCTTGGATTTGCTCCTGTATATAAAACTAATGAACCTCCTGTTTGGTAAATTTGTGTATTAAAATTTGCAGCACTATTAAAAACAATTGATGCTGTTCCTGATGATAAAAATAAATCCGAACCAATTGTAAAATTAGCACTAAAGGTAGCACTTGTACCACTTAAAGCACCAGTAAACTTAGATGTGCCATTGACTTGTAGCAACTGACCACTATCTGTTGTAGAACCTATTAATACATTTCCATTATTTACAAATGATACCTTAGTTCCAGTACCTGTTCCTCCATAATAAAGCCATAAATCAGATTCAGCCCCATTAGTTGATGGCACTAAACTCCAAGCTCTTGAATTAACAGAATTTACAACTCTAAATGATGTACCACCACTTGTTACAATAGACGAAACTGTACCACTAAATGTTGCAGTAGTACCATTCAAAGCACCAGTAAGCGTACCACCTGCTAAAGGTAGGTAAGCAGATAGGTCGCTTGTAAGAGCTAAAGTACCATCTGCATTTGGTAAATTGTAATATCTTGTATTATTAATTGGGATTAAAACGTTATTAAAAATAGCTTGTTTTGTCCCACTAACAAAATTCCAAGCTAAAGCAAAATAGTAATCAGTTTGAGCATAAATTGATAAATAACCTACACCAGCAAGTGTAAGACTATTATACATTTTTAAATTTAAAGCACCACCACTTGTACCATCCCCATTAACATTAACTGCATAAGAAGATAAATTCCTTGCGCCTAAATCAACATTAGTAGTCGCCCCAGTATAAGGTACATAACTACTAAGGTTACTTGTCAATGCTAAAGTACCACTTGCAGCAGGAAATGTGTAAGTGTAATTACCTCCAAAATTAAAGTTTAGTGTACTTAAATTGCTTGTATCACCATCTGCATAGATAATTCCACTTGTTGTTCCATAGTTTGTAATGTAACCACCTGTATAAGCAACTAAACTTGGAGTTTTAGATATATTAATTTGTCTATCAACAAAAACTAAACTTGTAAATTTTGCACTATTACTAAAAATCTTTGAACCACTAAACGTTTGGCTTCCTTCTAAAAGTGCTAAAGTACCAGATAGGTCTGGTAGAGTATAAGCTCTATTAGTATTATTAGTTAATGAACCTAAATTAAAACTTGCATATTTATAGTTTGCACCATCTACATCTGATACTAAAATAAAGCTACTTGAAACGGCAGCTATTAATCCATAATTATTGGCATTAGTAAAAAATGGTGATGAACCTTTCTTTAAATATATATTTGCAGGATTTGTACCATTACCATTAAATACACCTTGTTGAAAAGTACTAATTGCGCCTGAAATTGAATTAGCACCTAAAAAAACATCTTCTGTTGCTCCTGTATAGGGAACATAAGAACTTAAATCACTTGTTAAAGCAATTGTTCCTGTTGCATCTGGGAAGGTATAAGTAAATGAAGTTGTATTATTAAAATTTAAAGTACCAAAACCACCGCCACTTAATCCAACTATCAATCCTGTTGTACTTGCACCTAATCCAATATATCCAGCTTGAAATAGATTCATATTTTGTTTTAAATATAAACCTTGTTCAAATTGTGAAGGAACACTAAGAGTCTTTATTCCTGCAATCGTTTGACTTCCTGTTGTTATTAAACCCCTATTAGAAGCACTTGCACTTGGTATGTTAAATGTATGCGTATCGCCACTTGAAACAATGTTAAAGTCAGTTCCGCTTGTTCCAACCGCTAAAAATTGTGATTGATCTGTTAAGTTATTTAAAGAAACCATCCCTTTAGATAAGGTAGTAACTACTTGACACAAATGTCCATTCTCAGTATGCAAAGTAACTGTTCTACCACCAACGTTTACATAGATTCTAATTGCTAATCTATCCGTTAAAGCTAATGTTGCAGTAGCGACAGGAATAGCGAAATAATAAGGTGCTATCGTAGTGCCTTGAGTAATATACTCTGGAACACCAACGCTTGAACCTAATAAGGTAAAAGTTGTACCATCGTACTTATAAAGTTCTGCATAGAAAAAAGGATTGCCTGTATTGTTGTTTACACTAAAATAAAACTCACAATTAAAGTTACCGCCAGGAATCAATATTACATCTGGGTCATTAGCATCAGTTAAGTAACTTGCTACATATCCGTTTGAAGATATGGCAATGTCAGTTCCAGCACCTATGATTGGTTCTTTACTTAACTCTCTATAAGCAACCCCACCTATTGTACCTTGTGAAACACTTGAATTAAGATAGTAACTAACCGAGCTACCACCACCACTTGATGTTGGAAAGTCAGCTAACGTACCATCACCTCTCACATATTGTGAAGCAGCACCATCTAAAGCGGTTATTACACCACTATTAGCCACTACTGGACCTTGTATATCCCTAATCTTTGCTTCGCCTGTAACTTGTAATTGACTCATAATATTTTATTGAAATAATCCACGAATATACTCCCCAGCTTCTAAAGGTCTACCAAAAGTAAGAACCCCAGTTGAACTTATAAACTTCACATCATCACCTGTTGGAGTTCCTGTTGTTAAAATGTTTTGCGCATCCACACCACCTCTTGAAACGTACAAACAAGCATAACCGATTGTGTCCGCAAAAGTAATTGATGTTTCGCCACCA